CTGGTAAACTCCATCTTATAGACCTCCTCTACGAACTTGGCATAAGTCAAATTGTTAATCTCTTTTGACACTTCCTCTTTGACCGCAGCAAGCATGTCATCTCCATAAAGAAGAGGCATAACGTACTCAAAGAAATCCTTTGAACAGTGCTTCGAACACTTCCAGAAATACAGCAACATAATGAGACCCCTTAAAGAGTTGTCTTCCGCAGTTGCGTATTTTCCTGAAGGTTGCAGAGCAGGAATTGAGAAGACGTCTCCATTCATGTAAACCACTGGAAACAGACCAGAATCGAGAACAGCCCTGGTGACACGTAAGGCAGCTTCGTTATATCCGAGCTTCTCCAGAACACAAAGAACCACTGAAGAAGCAGCTTGTCCTATTTCAAAGGGCATCTGCAGGTCGAAACCACCATAGTCTCCTTCCATCCAGAGCTCGGAGAAATTGGTCAACCGTTCGTAAAGCGTGTGACCGTCCGCATGCATGTTCGCACCTAATGCGGCACCAAAAACGTCTGACATTTGGACCATGAGCGTATAAAACGGACTCAAAAACATGCGCTGGAGGACAAGTAGGGGCAACGGGGAAATATAAAAAACACGAGTCTTTCCCGCGCGTACCTTAGAAATCTCTCTGGGTTCGTCCTTCAAAGATGCCACATACACGAAATTGATCCGGTTCCCACTTTCAGTTGCTTCAAAAATGTCGCGAACTAAAGTCTTAAGTTCCTCACTGGCCTCCCTGTGCACACCATCAGTCAGGATCAAATGATCACTTTTCTTTCCCTGAAAACCAAAACCAGATGCAGTACTCGCTGTTACTCTCCTCAAAAAGTCGTCGTCGGGGTCACCATTGATCGCAACGTCCAGTGACAAGGGATTCAATGCTTCAACACCATTATTGCGAATGTTTTGAACAAAGTAATTCGTCAACTCCAACACAATCTCTTCCAATCGCGGTGTGCTAAGAAAAGCTTTTTCCTTGTCCATTTTCTTAAGTGCCAGAGTATAAGGACAAATGTACTCTCCGTTGACCGTACAGGGTTTCATCATTGGCCTGCCGAATTCAATCTTGCTATACTCTCCAAACACATTGTACATGACATCATAGAACTCCGCAACTTGAGACAATGAGGAACGGACAAGACACGACTTCTGATTCATGTTCACTTTCATATGAGGCCAGCGTCCCAAGTACCGAATCTGTGGGAAAGGGTTGTAGTGAAAAGGAGACTTGACATTGACTTCCTCCAATTCCGTTTCAGTGTCAATCACATTTGAGACAATAGAAGTATGTTCTGTGATGCTCAATGATTGAGTCAACACTCTCTTGAAGTTGAGGAATTTCCCAAGCATTTCACGATCAATGATTGCGGCAAAGCCTTCTTCCTCATGTCCCGAGCTGTGTATAGCACAAAGAGCACTTCCTTTGTCTTTTTGGTAGATCACAGGTAAGCCACAAAAACCGCTTTTAGTGCCTCCCTTGGGATACCGAATGTAATTGTCAATTTCCGCGGTTCTTCCGGAGGTCTTGTCAAATGTGTACAGAGTCTCTGTTCCTAGCTGTCCTGTGACCACCGAACCCGCAACGAAGCAGTCGCCCGAGGCATTGAATTTTCCTTCCCCTACGTGATCAAAAATATTCAC